GCATTTAACTTGCAAGGTTGCGAGCACATTTTCTTCGGTGCAAATCACAGTTACAAGCCCGGCGCAGGCAGTCTTTGGAAACAATGGGAAGACATGATCATGTTCTTCCTAGACAAAGGCTATCTTTGCAGTCTTGATATCCCTATGGAAGAAGTTGAAGAATTCAACGAAGGCGGACTGAACGAGTACGATAATTTTATTCCACAGATAAGAGTCCCAATTCCATATGTTCGCCTTTGGAACTATAATACGATGATTAAAATCGACGACAAAGATTTTAAAGCAACTAATCCCGGTGTGTGGTCGCACAGTCTACACGCACTAATGGATCGTAAAAACTTTACAGACTGGAACCAATATAAAAACGACACGGTGATTAAATGATCAATTCTAAAATTACAAAACAAGCAAATCAACAGAGTTCAGAAGAAAAGTTATTCAAGTTGCTCGAAAGCATTGACTGGAAGTTGTGGGAAATCTATAATATGATGAAAGACAACTTGCCCGAAAAACCAACTGCAAAGAAAACAGCAAAACCTAAGGCAGAAGAATGAATAACGAATTAAATATGATCTGGGTAACCTTTCGTAAAGAAGGTGTTCATATGTATCCGGCTGCGGCTACAGATCCTAAACTTGCTACAGGTGACATGTATGACGTTAGTTTCCTTGGTACTCCACACCGTCACATTTTCCATTTTAAAGTCTATATTCAAGTATTTCACGATGATCGTGATATTGAGTTTATTCAGTTTAAGCGTTGGTTAGAGCATTGCTACGCAGATGGCACACTCGAACTCAACCACAAATCCTGCGAAATGATAAGCCGTGATCTCCACGGAACCATTTCGGCAAGATATCCAGGTCGTGAGATCTGGATCGACGTAAGTGAAGACGGCGAGAATGGCTGCTTCATTAAATTTCCATCAACCCTATAATTAGGTAAATCAAAAATGGCACAGCCAAAATACATTCAAAAAACTCTTTTCATGAAACCGGAAGTTTCTAAAATCTTCGACGATTTGGAAGCGTGGCTCGATCACTGCCGCTTCAATCTTTTAGAGTTTAACCCTGCGGACCTGTATCGTACTCAAGAGTACCGATACTTCGCAAATCGTGGAAAGCCACGTGAAGGATACAAGGGAAAAAACCCACGTTACGAAAATCGAAACAATGGCGAACGTTTTTCTAATTGATTTAGAGGCTGTTTCCACTCGCTACACAGGCGAGTGGAAATCACACGTTCCTCAACTACTCAAAAAGGCAGGACACAATGTTCAAGTTATTTCTGGGCCTAAAGATATTCCTGATGCCACTACTCCTGGTGCTTTCCTTAATTTTGGTGGTACCAACATTTATAAGTCAGCACAGGTTCAGCAGATCAGTAGGTTATTTTGCGACGGAACCATTCGCGCAGGTGATCACTTTATCGCTACTGATGCTTGGCATCCTGGTATCATCAATCTCAAATACATGGCCGGGCTTCTCGGCATTCCTGTAACTATTCATGCACTATGGCATGCCGGTAGTTATGATCCTCAAGACTTTCTAGGACGTCTTATTGGAGATGCTCCGTGGGTCAGACATGCTGAACAAAGCTTCTTTCATGCTATCGATCACAACTACTTTGCCACAGATTTTCACATCGAGTTGTTTGCTGAATCATTTAGTGAAACAGTAGACGATGAGTGGAAAATTACCATGATCGAGCAAGGTAAGATTGTACGCACAGGTTGGCCTATGGAGTATATGGACGATACATTAACTATGTATAAGGGTATGCCTAAACGTGATCTTATCTTGTTTCCACATCGTATTGCTCCAGAAAAGCAAGTTGAGATATTCCGTGATTTAAAGCAGTATCTGCCGCAATACGAATTTGTAGTATGTCAGGATACTCGATTAACAAAACAAGAATATCATACTCTACTGAGTCAATCAAAGATTGTGTTTAGTGCAAACTTGCAAGAAACATTGGGCATTAGTTGCTACGAAGGTGCATTAGTAGATGCTATCCCCATGGTACCGGATCGTTTGTCGTACAGTGAAATGTATTACGAAGGATTTAAGTATCCTAGCGAATGGACCAAAGACTGGAATAGTTATTTGAAACATAGACAAGAATTGTGTCATCACATTATTGTTACTATGACACATTATGAAAAACGTTTGCCGCAGGTTCGCAAGCAGGCAAAGGATCTAACAGAGCAATTCTTTAGTGCAGATAAACTATTGGAGATGATTAAGTGAAATGGTTTCTAAACTTTCTAGAACGTGTAGGCCGCAAACGAATCGTAATGGACAGACAAAATGATGAACCTTATCTCGAACGCTACTACCTGTTTCTTAAAGATAGAAAGCGTTTCCCCTTCAATGTGTTTCTTCACAAGTTCCTTAAATCAGATCCCGATGATGTGCATGATCATCCATGGTCTTACGCTACTCTAATACTTAAAGGTGGTTATTATGAATGGACTCCTAACTTTGATTCACAAGGTGCCAATATCGGTGAGACACAGCATTGGCGTGGTCCTGGGCACTTCCGTATTTGCAGTGCTAATAGCTATCACCGTGTCGAGCTTGAAGCCGGAACAGACTGCTGGACAATGTTCATGCCTGGTCCGCAACGTAGAGAATGGGGATTCCTTGTTGATAACAAATGGATCCACAACGACAAATACCTAACTGATAGAGCAAATAATGGATAGTAAAACAAAAGAAGTAATGGACATTCTACAAGAAGAATGTGCAGAAGTAATTCAAGCAGTAAGTAAGATCAGTCGATTTGGCATTGACAACTTCAAGCCAGGTAAGCCCAAAACTAATCGAGAACACCTCGAAGAAGAATTAGGCGATATGTTGGCAATGATTGACATCATGCTGGAAAAGAATGTAATATTGTTAGAACACTTAGAAGCTGCAAAGGCTGCTAAGATCGAAAAACTAAAACGTTGGTCAAATATCTTTATTGACTAAATTTAGTAATTTGTTGGTCGGAACCATCTATACAAGCCAGCATATTACAAGTAAGCGGGCTTGTTGGATATTCTAAGCTACCGTCCCAAATATTTCCAAACTGTCCAATATTACAATTGCTTCCCCTTACCCACCCTAGATGAGTAATTACTAATTTTTCAATTCCTACGTTACATTTCATTCCAGTAAATGAAGGACTTGCAATAATTTTTTCTTCGAAACGTTCTGCAAATGTAGTCTCTTGATGATGTACATTTTCCTGTACAAGTTCTTCTCCTCGCATGATTCTTAGTTGTTGATCAGTATAATTGTACATCCCCAATGATTGTTCAGCTTCTCGATATAGTACAGTTTTAGAAACTACTATGCCAAATTCTGTTTCTATATCCAATGCTCGTTTTAAATCGTCATCGAAATAATCTGGTCTAATAGGAACCATAATATCTACACACTTGTTAGCTTTGGTAAATGCCTGTAAAATAAATCGTACAAGACTAGGATTTTGCCAATAGTGGTACGTTAAATGTAACGAATCAACATGTGGCTCAATTGCCCACCAATCTAACCATAACTTTCCTCCATTTGTGTGTAGATCAATTGTGCCGCCTCGTTCCTTACATAACTTTAGCATCATAGGAAAATCAAACATGTCAAGTGGTTCTCCCCCATTAAATGACCAATCAATTTTTCTACCAATGGACTCGTAATGATCAATAAGTTTTCCTGTTACAGACATATAATCTAATATCCCTCTAGGTAATTCTCCACCACGAAATTTTATCGGACAATAGGAACACTCGGCTGTACAGTAGTCGTTGAGCATCCAGATAATTTGTGTTCTCAAATTATTCATTTTTACCTTTTTAAGTTGACAATTCTAAATACATGTGTATAATATATTTAAGATCTTTCCTAGGAACAATATGAGCAAAATTAAAGTATCAGAGCTGTTTTACAGCATACAAGGTGAAGGACGCTACATGGGCGTCCCGTCTGTTTTTCTACGCACCTACGGTTGCAATTTTACCTGCCAAGGATTTGGCATGTCCCGTGGCGAACTAAGCAAGGAAGCAGAATCTATTGCAATAATCCACGAACACATTCCGTATAAAGATTACAAAGATCTGCCTTTAGTTGGAACAGGCTGTGACAGTTATGCTAGTTGGCATCCTGCATTTAAAGATCTAAGCCCAATGATCGAAACTGAAGGCCTTGCTAAAGCAGTAGTCGATACATTGCCGTTTAAAGAATGGCGTGATGAACACCTTGTTATCACAGGTGGAGAACCTTTACTAGGTTGGCAACGTGCTTATCCAGATCTCCTAAATCAGCCTTGCATGAAGGATCTCAAAGAAATTACTTTTGAAACTAATGGCACAATGCGTCTGACAAAAGAGTTTAGACAATACCTGTTGAACTGGTCTCTAGGAAGAAAAGATCGAGGATACAACGCTCTAACATTTAGTGTAAGTGCTAAACTACCTTGCTCAGGTGAGCCGTGGGAAGATGCTATTAAACCAGAAGTTGTTGTAGCATACGAGGACATAGGACACACATATTTAAAGTTTGTTATTGCTACACCGGAAGACTTTGCCGATGCAGAACGTGCTGTTGCCGAATATCGGGCGTCAGGATTTAAAGGACATGTTTATCTAATGCCAGTTGGCGGCGTTGAAAGTGTTTATGCACTAAACAATCGCACTGTAGCAGACATGGCAATGAAAGCCGGATTGCGATACAGTGATAGATTGCAAGTGCCGTTATTTAAAAATGAGTGGGGTACTTGATGGCAGATGATCAGACATCTAAGAGAATTGAAACTCTTGAACTTAGAGTAAAGTTGCTAACTAGAGCTGTGCAATTTCTTATTAATGCATCCGGGCTCAACTCCGGAGCAAAACCGCCAACAATTGCAGAAATAAAAAGAGCAGTGTCCTACGGAAAGGCAGCAATAAGGGGTGTAGATTTGGAGCAAATTAAATGAACAAGTTTATTAAAAAATTATTTGGTATTGATAAAATTGAAGAAGAAACAAGGCGTGCAATTGAAGATGCTGAACATTCTACAAGAATCGCTAAAGAAGCAGCTGAGCGAGTAGAACGCACAAAAGAAGCAGAACGTCTTGCAAAATTAACACCAAAAGAAATAGCAACTGAGAAAAAAGAACCCTGGGTTGCAGTACTAGATACCCATGTTAATAAAGATAACATACGAAATGGTTTTTTCGAACTTGACTGGAACGAATACTTTGTGTTACAGTTGAGAGAGTCCGGATACAAAGGAGATACAGAAGAAGCTGTTGTTGATCAATGGTTTGCCGAACTTTGTAGAAACGTTGGATCTGATTCAGGAGTTAATATGAATCAAAGAGGGGCCGGATATATCAATGTAAATAATTTGGGCGGTGGAAGAACCGAAGTGTCTTAATGTCAAAAACATATATTTTAGTCGATACTGCAAATACCTTTTTTCGAGCACGACATGTAATTCGTGGCAGTCTAGAAGATAAAGTGGGTATGAGTTTAGCTACTGTTCTTATGAGTGTTCGTAAAGCGTGGCGTGACTTTAAAGGTGATCATGTTATCTTCTTTTTAGAAGGTCGATCGTGGAGAAAGGACTTTTATGCTCCTTATAAGCGTCAGCGTACAGAAGCCCGGGCTGCTCAAAGTCCGCGTGAAGCTGAAGAAGATAAAGCATTCTGGGAAACGTTTGACAACTTTAAAGACTTTGTTACCGACAAAACAAACTCTACAGTGCTACAACATCCCCAACTAGAAGCAGATGATCTCATTGCTGGATGGATTGCAAATCATCCTAATGACACTCACGTCATTATTAGCACAGACGGAGACTTCGCACAACTTATTGCACCCAATGTAAAACAATACAACGGTGTAATGCAGATTACAACTACGCACGAAGGTTACTTTGATGAAAAAGGCAAGCGTGTAATTGATAAGAAAACTAATTTGCCTAAGCCCGCACCGGAGCCAGAATGGTTACTGTTTGAGAAATGTATGCGAGGTGATACTAGCGATAATATTTTTAGTGCATACCCCGGAGTGCGCGAAAAAGGTACTAAAAACAAAGTAGGTCTGCGTGATGCATTTGCCGATCGCAATGCTAAGGGCTGGGCGTGGAATAACCTCATGTTGCAAAAATGGACAGATCACGAAGGTGTTGAACACAGGGTATTAGACGACTACAATAGAAATTGTCAGTTATGTGATTTAACTGCACAGCCCGATCATATTAAGCAAATTATGTTAGACTGCATTAACTCAGAAGAACATAAGACAAAGAATATTTCACAGGTCGGTATTAGACTGTTGAAATTCTGTGCAGAATACGATTTACAAAAGATTAGCGAACAAGTAACTAGCTACGCTGAGCCACTTAATTCGAGGTACGCATAATGAATGTTGTTTCTAAAGTATTGATTCCAAATAAAGAATGGATTATTGAAAATCAAGGTGAAAAAATAGGATCCATTGCTAAAATAAAAAAGGGATACGAATTTTTTAGACATGGACATAAAATAAATTTCAAAGACCTAAAAGATCTTACTAAAGAATTTGGGGATGCTTTATTTGAAGAAAAAAAGACGATCAAATTTAAAGTCGAGCCGTTAGTACATCGAATTTATGATTTTCCATGCGGTGCAAAACCATTTGAAGCTGTGTATAATGTTAAGAAAAAATTACCACTTTTTGCCAAGAGTGCAAAAAGTAAAAGCCAATATTGTGCCGGGTACTACGTTATCAAATTTAGAAAAGGTTGGGTAAAAAGTTTTTGCCCAAAACTAATAACATTGGAGCGGTACCCATTCGAAGGCCCGTTCAAAACAGAAGCAGAAATGAAATCTGTATTAACTAGCATTAACAAAAATGAAACAACTTAATACATTACCTATCGAAGATTTTCTAGATAAAGCCAGAGTTGCTAGAAAAAGCGGACAAAAGTCAATTACATTATCTATTAAAGAAGTAACTGATTTACACGATAGTCTTAGTGTAGTAATGACTAGATTATCAGGGAATTTGGATCAAATAGTGAACGATACCAAGTTTCCTGATAAGATTGAAATAAAAGTAGACGGCGGAAAATTCTAACTATGCTGCTAAATATATACGCACTTTTCGGAGAACGTATAAATGAGCAGACCAAAACCTAAAGTACTGTTAGAAATCACAAATAAAAAATCTTATAAGACTGATCAGGTTTTAGAGTCTGATGCTATATGGGCAGTATTTTATCAGGATAAGCCTATTAATCTAAAAACATCTAGTATAGTTGCGCAACAGTTAGGTCCTAAATACAAAAAAGTTAGTTTTTCAAATAGCGGCCATGCATTTAACTTGGCAGAAAAACTAAACAAACTTTTTAATAGCACAGACTTTGCCGTTTATAAATTAACCACAGGCGAAAAAGTTGTAGATGAATCCGAAGTATGAAATTACCAAAGTTGTTTTAGAATCGCTAGGATTAACTGCTGACGAAAAACGAATTAAGCAAACAATTCCAACCTGGTGGGTAAATCCACGAAACAAAGAAAAAGGTGGATTAAGGCTTACTGATCAAGGGTTCGAATGTTTAGTAAAAGCTGATATTAAATGTTACGAAATTAAATTTGAAGAGCCAATTATCTACACTAATCAATTGGCAATTTGGATTGATCAAAATATAGAATTCCCATTTTACATAACCAAACGATCAATTCATGTCTTTGGAGAAAAATTAGCGGTACAATTAGTGTTGTTTTCCGGCAACATTGCAAAATTCCATAGAGCCCAAAAAAGATTCGCAGAAAAACAGAAAAACTCTTGACACAACCGTAGATCTTTGCTACAATAGTAACACTGTAAAACAACAGTATCCTAACAGTTTTTAAAGAAAGCGCACTATGTCCAAAGAGATGACAGTCAATCGTACCGTTAGCCCCAACGAAGCTAAATCGGCTATTCGTAAATGTCTTAAGAAGCAACGCCCTGTATTCATGTGGGGGCCTCCAGGTATTGGTAAGTCCGATATTATTAAACAGATCGGTTCTGAAACCGAGCGTGAAGTGATTGACGTGCGTCTGTCACTTTGGGAACCTACCGACATCAAAGGTATCCCGTATTACAACTCAACCTCTAACACAATGACTTGGGCACCTCCTGCAGAATTGCCTACTGATCCAGAATCTACTGCTATCTTGTTCTTGGACGAACTGAACTCTGCGGCTCCTGCTACCCAAGCGGCTGCTTTCCAGTTGGTGCTGAACCGCCGTGTTGGTACTTACATTCTTCCAAAAGGCGTTAGTATTGTTGCCGCAGGTAACCGTGAAGCAGATAAGGGTGTTACTTATCGTATGCCAAGTCCTTTAGCTAACCGTTTCTTGCACTTGGAACTCCGCTGTGATTTCGAAGACTGGATGCAATGGGCGACTGCTAACAAGGTGCATGAACAAGTTGTCGGTTATGTGGGTTTTGCCAAGCAAGATCTCTACGACTTTGACCCTAAGTCTAGTTCGCGCTCGTTTGCTACTCCACGTAGCTGGTCCTTTGTGTCCGAGCTGTTGGAAGAAGATGACGTTAGCGAAAGCACTTTGACTGATTTGGTTGCAGGTGCTGTCGGTGAAGGTCTTGCTGTTAAGTTTATGGCACACCGTAAGGTGGCAAAACAAATGCCTAAGCCAGAAGACATTCTGGCAGGTAAGGTTAAGAAGTGTGATATCAAAGAAATCTCTGCGATGTATTCACTTACTATTAGCCTGTGCTACGAGCTTCAAGAAGCTGACCGCAAGAAGATCAAAGATTGGGATGCAATGGCAGACAATTTCTTTGGCTTTATGATGGATAATTTCCCAACTGAGTTAGTTGTTATGGGTGCTAAAGTTGCATTGACTAACTATCAATTGCCGTTCGATGCATCTAAGTTGAAGAACTTTGACAAATTCCATGATAAGTATGGCAAGTACATTATCCAAGCAATGGAAGGTTAAAATTGGGCCCTTCGGGGCCCTTTTTGCTTGCTCTTTGAGCAAAATG